CCCCTGACCTTCTGGTCCGTAGCTACAGGAAAGTGTATCTGACTGTCGCTAAAACGCAGTAATTACAGGGCTTTTGGCGTTATCTGCAGATAATCAAAACAATCCGCGAGTTGCGCGAAAGTTGCACTTAAAAATGTTCGCTGTCGGTCGGGTTATTGCAGATGCCAAACGCGATCAGGATGCTTCCGATGGCGTCCAGCACATGCTTGAAGGTGGTCTCGGTGATCCCGATCTTCTCCGTCAGGCCGAAGCTGGAGGCAATGACCCACAGCGCACCGGCGACAGAGACCCAAAGTGCCCAACTCTTAAAACGATTCTGTTCCATGTTTACGCTCCTTTCGCAATGATCGTGATGATTGCGCCTACAACGGCAGCAAGCAGGAGTTCGGCCACTTTCCAGGTGGCTTTCTTCCATTTGTCGGCTGGTTCCTGTTCCAATGTCGCAACGCGAGAGTCTACGCGCTGAACGGTCGTTTTGAGTTCACCCACGCCGGATGACAAGTTGTTCACAGCGTTTGTCAGACGTTCGAGAAGGATTTGCGTTTCTTGCAGCTTCTCAATCTTGTCATCGTGCTCTTTGAGGCGACGATTATAAGATTCGTGCTCCTTCTCGTTTGCAGCTATGTCGGCAAGGATTTTGCCGTACTGATCCTCGTTCATGAAAGTCACTCCTTTCGGCCGATCAAGCGTAGCCCAACTTGGTCGGATTGCTTCCAATCGGCGCGTAGAATTGGTTTGAGTAAGCCTCAAAGTACCCGATCTTGCCATCAGATATCCGTTCAACGGGAATGGCAAGAAAACGTCCATCTACTCGGAACTCGCCGTATATAGTGCCGTCCAGTTTCGAAGTAGAGGCAGAGGCAGAAGTAGCACCAATGAGCATACTGGGAGTTGATGTGAAGTCCTGTTCTTCCCAGGTATCATCTCCCTCTGGCATACCGATTGATCCTGTTGGGGTTATGACAATATCTTGCCGAATACCGAACTTGGAAGATGCACAACGCGAGGCATATGCGCCACCATTGTATCGCATGTATTTGGCACCGCTGGAGGAGGATAGGAATAGTGAGTAATTGTCCTGTGCGCTTGTGCTGGAATAGCAGCCGAATACGTTGCAATTCTTGTCAATAGACAATGACAGGCGTACAGTATCGCTGCCGCGAAGGTGAAAATCAGGAAAGCTGTAGTAGGTGGCAGCACTGAAAATGATGCCGGTAAGCTTGCGGTAGGCACTGGGTAGAGAATAGTAGACCAGCTTTTCGCCAAGAAAGGCTCGGGCTATTCCGGCTGGTTTGACGGTCGTGGTTCCCATCTTAATCATTGGCCGTCACCTCATTCCTGAATGAAATATACCTTATGAGCGTCCTTAGTAGTAAGAGCGTCATACTGAGCCTGAGTGCCGGTCCAGAAACCTACGACTTCGTTGTCGAGAGCGAGAGGGACTTCTTCATAACAAGAATAGTCATAATTATATACAAAACGTCTTGTAACATGATTAAAAGGAGTATTAGCCGCTCTATTAACAACGTATATGTTCTCTGGAGTTTCGCTGGTGGGATCGGTGTCTCCATTGCTCCATATAATGTCCCAGCAATTGTAACTACCATCCCGAACATAAGCCGCGTTGCAAGGAAAAGAAGGATTATAATTACGAGCATCGCGACTTATATAGATTTCATTCGGATCACCATTGTCCACTAAATCACCGTAATTAGATGCGATTTCCGAAACCGACCAATTATTATCGTTTCGTTTTAGGATATAATTCACAGTGGAAGAAGAAGGTGCCGATACGTCACTCAAATCATTCAGCGCCATCCCAGACCAACCCGAAGCATAATCAGCGGAGCCAGTCTTCTTGAGGACTTGGCCAGAAGTTCCGCCGGAAGGAAGACCGTTGGCACCATCGCTTATGCCGAGCATTGATTTGATGGCAGCTTTGGCTTCATTGGTATAGGTACCGACAGCGTTAGACGACTGTGCTTGAGTCGAATCTCCTGCGGCCTTGGCAAGGCCATAGAATGTGGATTCGTGCTGTGTAGATGGAACGATAGGTTTATAATTTGACACAGCGGATTTTATATCAGCGCTTCGGGCTGAATGCAATCCCAAGATCGGAGGATTGCCTATCGAGGTTGTACCGTAGGATGAATTAAATCTTATAGCTCCGTATACTGCATCAGTTGCTACCGGAACATTTGCCACACCATCGCTTACTATACTCGTGCCGTTGACCTGCACATCCGTGACCCCGCCCGGATCAGGCGTAGCCCATTCCGTGTCGTAGTCTGCGCCGCTGGCCTTTTTTAGCACCTGCCCCGTCGTGCCGCCAGCGGGAACACCTACGCCGTCGGCACCAGCGGGGCCAGTGGCACCAGTCGGGCCAGTAGGGCCAGCGGGGCCGGTTTCACCCGTAGCACCAGTGTCGCCCTTGGGGCCTTGTTCACCCTGAACACCTTGCGGCCCCTGAGGCCCGGTAGGCCCGGTCAAACCGCGTTCGCCCTGCGGCCCTTGGGGGCCTGTCGCGCCGGTATCTCCACGCGGGATGCCGAACTCCAGCGTGACAGCCCCAGTCTCAGGGTCAACGGTTTTCTCCACCGTCGCCTCGGAGCCGGGAGCAAGGGTCTCAGCCTCCACGCCCATGTCCTGCACGCTCTCAGCGGCCTCCTGCGCCGCCTGAACGCCAGCATTGAGGGCGGCTATGGCCTGATCGATCACGCCCTGCTGGACAGGCGTAGGCTCGTCCTCAGTGGGCTGGGGACGGGCCACCACAGGGATGATGACGGAGTACACCGTCTCGCCGTCGCTGTCCCCGGCATGGAGGTACACCCACGCATAGACCGTCTGGCCAGTGGTGAGGTACTCGTCCGGGATGGTCACGCCGTCAGCGTTGCCGACCATCGTCTTTGCCTCACCGCCCACGCCGACGTTGCTGAAATGCACAGTGTAGGCATTCGGGAGGTCGATGCCCTCAAAGCGCAACACCTGTCCGTAGTCCCACTGGTAAAGCGTCCGCGTCCGCACGACTTTGGAACCGCCGAACGCCGCGACAATTACGTTGGTTTCCATTTACTCACCTCCGACAAGATATAATCATTGCCGCCGCGCTGGCGACAAGCAGAACCAGAATCGCGCCCCATCCCCAGCGCATAATCAGGTCTGCCCTCGCCACCGCTTCAAGTATTGCCCTCTCCATACGTCAGCCCTCAATAATTCGACTGTACTTGGAGGACACCCAGGCGTTCTCGCCCTTGAACACCACCAGATACCAGTCGCGCCCATCGTGGGGCTGTATCACGTCCTGATAGTCCAGGCTGTCACTCTCATGCGCCACGCCCAGAACGCGGGAATCCGTGCCGGGTGCGCTCCGCACGTTCACGCTGCTGCCGGTGATGACCACGTACTTTCGCGTGTCGAGGGCCTTTGCCATTGCCTCCCGCGTCGCCGCGTCGTATACGCCGGTCATGGTCAGGCCGTGATCCTGCTGGAAGTCCTTCAACGCTTTCAGGGTTTCACTTCCGAAGTCCCCGTCCGCGCCGTACTTCGGGAGGGCATAGCCCAGCCGCATCAGCTTGCGCTGCATGTCCCGAACGTCCGCGCCCTCGTCGCCGTATCTCAGGCCGTCCACAGCGGGTTCAGAGGGCGTTTCGACTGTGGTGTTCTCGTAGTCGAAGTATTTGTCCATCAGGCCCCAGAAGTTGGGCTTGCGGCTGTTCAGCTTCGACTTCACCACGCCGTAGGCCACGCCCTTCGCCTCGATGATGTACCAGTCGCCCTCGGGCTTCCCTTCCTTCACCGGCTTCCACAGGTAGGCGACGTGGTGGATGCTCCCCGCGCTGGAGTTCGACCAGAACACCGCAGCGCCGGGGACGCGGAAGGACGCGGGAATCAGGCCGGAACCCTTCACCGAACACCACTCCGCGTAGTTGTGCCGCGCCTTGGAGTTGATGCACGTGCCGGTGTAGAGTTCGTAGATGCCCTCCGCCATGCCGTTGCAGTCCCACACGCGGGTGCATTTCTTGCGCCATTTCAGCGCCGCCGTGCGCTGGCTTCCGCTGTACTGCGTGTAATAGTAGCCGTTCTCTTTCCACGAACTCTTGCACTTGCTCTCAGGGACGGACAGGTCGAGGTAGCCCGTGCGCGGGTTCTGGCCGTAGCTGCCCATGATGTAGCCGTCGCCCCGGTTCAGGGCCGCGACGAGTTCATCCACGAACTTTCCAATCGGTATTCGCTTCGCCATGCTTTACCTCCTTACCATGCATATCCGACAGCCTTCACCAGTTGAAGAATCTGGCTGTTGTCCGCAAAGGCCTCGCCGTCATAACTCATCTTGACGACGACGTCGGTGAAGTAGCGCCCCGCTGTCGTAAAGTTCAGGACCATCCGGCGCAGCTTGCTGTCAGTGTCGTTCCAAGCGAAGAAGCCCAGCTTGTAGCGCTTTTCCGCGTAGTTCGGGCGAATCCGCATCGCCGCCGTCTGACCGCCCTGGATGTCGAAGTACAGGTCGACGTACTTATAGTTGGCGAAGCCACCGCCGGAAGATACCTGAACCGTGCCGGGGGCCAGTGTCACGGTCTCCGTCGCCAGCGGGATGTCCACGCCAGTCACGTCCAGCGCAGCCCGTGCCGCCACCGCCGTGTCGCCTCCCGTGCCGCCGTTGGCAATCGGCAGCACGCCGGTCACGCCGGGCCTGGGGCTGGCCTGCATCACGTCAGCCGCAGTCGCCGCCGCCAGGTTTACCAGCAGCGAGGGCGAGGCCGACAGGCTGCCCGCGCCGATCCTGTCCAGGATCGCCTCCGCCAGAGCATCGTAGTCGATCTTCGCCCCCACGCCGCCCCGGCCCACGGGGATCTCGTCGGTGCTCTCCAGCGCCTCCAGTGCCTCCAGCTCGCTGTAGGTGTCCAGCTTCGCCGCCAGCGCGTCGCCAGTGGCCTTCGCGTCCGCGGCCATGCCCTCAATGGAGAGGGACGGGTCGACGGGAGCGGGAATGGTGTCGCTCGGGTCGAGCGTGAAGTTGATCTCAGGAATCGTATCAGGCATGATTAAACCTCCCCTACTACGGCCAGCAGCTGCATGCTCTGTGGCAGCTTCGGCGTGATGACCTGGTTGCCGTTGATGATCCGTCCGGACTCGTCATAGTACGGGCCCAGGATGTAGCGCACGTCCCAGCTGTACGTCCCCGTCGCCAGGGCGTCGGTGTCGGGGTTGTGCAAATCGACCTGGAACGCGCCGTTGCCCAGCGTCGCGTCCGTCAAGCCGTAGGCATCCTCGAACACAATGTTTCCGGATCCGTTTTTGATCGTGAACAGCGCACGGTCCGCCTCGGCGAAGGTGTAGCCCGTCGCCCGGACGATGAAGCTGGCCGTGTCGCCCCGGCTCAGGTTGATGACGCCGTTTTCATCAATCCAAAACATTCAAATCGCCTCCCTCGTCAAGGCCGCCCGGACCATGCCGTCGCTCGTGAAAAGCCCGGTCAGGTCCGTGAAACCCCCATATCGGTCCTCCATCTCGCCGTACTGGTAGGCGATGACGCCGGTGTTCTCCGGTGCGGTCAGCAGCGCGAAGGCTTCCGGCAGCGTCACGCCCGCCAGGTACAGCCACAGCACGCCGTCCGCGTAGCCCGCCTCGCTGCCCTCCAGCAGCACCTCGGCATCACTTCCCGCCGCCAGTATCAGCCTGCGTCCGCTCATTTTCCATCGCCTCCAGTTCGGTGTAGATGTCCTCCAGCGTGTTGTAGACCGCCGTCATCGTCCGCGCGTTTTCGGGCGTCGGCTGGAGCGTCAGCTTTTGCAGGGCCTTGTAGATCCCCGCGATTCGGTCCTTCATGGTGCCCTCCTTACGAGTAGCCGAAGACGTGGTGCGTGTTGCCGCTGGTGTCCACCACCGAATACACGCGCACCGTCTGGCCGTAGATGGTCACATTGCCGCCGCTGCTGCTGCCCAGCCGGGCGTTCGATGCCCTCAGGCTGCTGGCCCTCAGCTCCGACGCCTCCGTGGTGCCACTCAGCAGGTTGTCGATGCGTGCCTTCTGCGCGTTCAGCTCCGTTGCCGTGACGTAGCCGTCCAGGTCGATGTATTTGGCCTTGATCTCCACATAGCTTCCCGTCTGGCTGTTGATGCCTGCCACGATGCTGGCGCTGTCCACCACGTACTCGCCCTGGTTTTCCTTAACCACCAAGGAGACCTTGTCGGATGCCACGGTGATGCGGCCGGACAGCAGGCCCTCGGCGTCCGTGGCCCGCGTGACCTCGGCGCTGATGGCGTCCGCGGTCTGCGTGATCCGGGAGGACAGGCTGCCCTCCGCCGTTGTAGCGCGGGTGACCTCCGTCTGGATGGCCGTGTCCGTCTGCGTGATGCGGCTGGAGAGCGTGCCCTCGGCGGTTGTGGCCCTCGTCACCTCGCTGGTGATGCGGCCCGCCTCCACCGTGATCCGGCTGGACAGGCCGCCCTCAGCGTCCTGCGCCCGCTGGGCCTCCAGCGTGATGGCGTTTTCGTTGGCGGTGATCGCCGTTTGGGCCGTCACCATGTCGCCCTCGGTCTTGACCACCCGCTGATAGATGCCCGTGCCATCCACCATGATCGACGCCACGCGGCTCCAGTCGACGTTCCCTTCCTCGTCGGTGCCCGCCACGGCCTCGGCCACGATCAGCACATGGTCCACGGTGTCCTCAATCCAGGCGTGGTCCTCTTCCTGCGCCATAGCGCTGCCGCCGGCGTTGCGGGAGCCGCTGCCGGACTGCTGCTTGAGGATGCTGGCCACGTCCACCAATTCGTTCGCCAGGGTGACGGACACGTTCTCCGGCTGCCGGATCTTGTCCGACCACGACAGCCGCGTGATGGTCTCCCGGATGGTAGTGCCGAACTCCGGCAGCGGGATCCGGCACGCCCGGCCCAGCGTCAGCTTGTCCAGGGGCTCGCCGGTGGCCCGGCTCAACTCCAGCGCCGTGGCGGTGACGTTGACCTGCGGCTCCGCGTGCCTGGATAGCTTGTCCTCGGCCCATGCCTTGAGCAGCTCCTTGCTCTTGATGCTCTGGTCCGTCTCGGTGTGGCAGATGACGCCGTACAGGCCCTCGTTTCTGCTCACGTAGTTGCCCTGGATGTGGATGTTTCGAGCGCCCACCGGATAAAACCGGGTGTACATGCCGGACAGGTCCACCGTGCGCCGCAGCGCCACCAGGTTCCGGCTGGCCCGCAGCTCGCTGGCCACGTCGTCGGACTTCTTCACGACGTGCAGCTTGAAGGGCAGCGCCGTCAGGTCGTACTCCCACCGCCAGCCGTCCAGCGTGTTGCAGATCGTCTCCAGCGCGGCGAAGACGGTCTGGTTGTTAAACTGATACGGCAGCGTCCTGCTGAACTCGAACTTGCCCAGTGTCCAGATGGATTGCTTGCTCAGCGCCTGCCGGGCCATGCTCTCCGCGCTGGCGTTGCTGCCGCCCAGGGTGCCGAAGATCAACGTGTCCTTCAGCGTGGCGATCACGTGCTCCAGCTGCACGGTCCGCGCGTCGCGCTCGTAGGCGGTCTCCACGGACTTCACCCGCCAGACGAGGCCCTTGCCCGGGTCCGTGTCGTCTTTGACCCAGTCGCCCGGCGTCAGGACCGGCGACTCCGGGCCGAGAGTGATGCTCGATGTGCTGACGCCCTTGTCCACCAAATTGAGCGACTGCGACTCAGGATAAAACAGTTGTTTCGGCGTCAGCGTATGCCCGGATAGCAGGATCATCAGACATACCTCCCATAGCACCGCACCGTCAGCAGGCCCACGCGCTGCGCCGCCCACTGCACCACCACGCTGCCGGGTGCGACCCTGAGCTCGTCGCTGCCCGCCCGCTTGTCCATCGCGGACCGCCACACGCCGCCGGCGCCCTGGATGCGGATGCGCAGCAGGCCTTCGGGGTCGTGATCGACCTCCAGCGTCTCTCCGGGCATCAGGCCCAGGCCGCTGAACGCGAAGCTATACGCCCCGGCAGAGATGGTGAACGTCGACATCTCGGCGCCGCTGGTGTTCTGGAGCGAAAACTCCAGCACGCTGTCAGCAGTGCCGGCGATCTCCAGCATCTTCGAGCTGCCCTTCGTGGTGGATGTGGTGAAGTTAGTCGGGTTCGTGCCCTGCCACCAGGGCACGCCGTAGGCCCGGAAGGTGATCGTGTACTCGCTGGCCCACTCGGCCTGGTCGCCTGCTGCCGGCAGCTGCGCGCAGTGCACGTAGATGCGCCGGTCCGGGCGGAGGTTGTAGGTCAGCCACCCGCCACCTGCTGCCCACGCGGCCACCTTCTCAAACAGTTCGCTGCGCTGGATCAGCTCGTCCTCAGTGGACCTCAGCCGGAGGCCGAATGTCACGGTCACGTCCAGCGGTTCCCGCTGCTCGGAGGCGATCCTCTGGCCGCCCCCGAAGCGGTTGGCGGTGGTGATGGACAGCCGCGCCGCCGCCTCAGTGACGCCCAGCGCCAGCACGCGCTCGTCCAGCTCGTCCAGCTGCACGCCGTTCAGCGCCACGCGGTGTTTTAGCCTCATACACTCACCTCAATTCCGGGTAGGCCCGTCCGCCGATGGCATAGCTCACCGTCGGGGCCACCAGATTGCCCACGGTCACGCCGTCCATGTAGACCTTGATGCCGCTTACGCCCTTGACCACTGCGCTGGAGATCAGCGCCGGCAGGCCCTTCAGGCCGTTCAGGCCGTCCGTCAGGGCGGTGTTTTCCTGCCCGTTGCCATTCTCGCCGTATGCCTTACTGATGCCCTCGGCGATGCCGGCTTCCGCGGCCTGCTTCATCATCTCCGGCATGGCCCAGTCGCTGCTGCCGTAGCTGTTCTCCTGCCGCCAGTCGGAGTAGGCGGACAGCATGTCATAGCCGCGGTCGTTTGCCAGCAGCTTCTCGCTGGCCTCCTCGACGGCCTTGTACAAAAACTCTGCAAAGGGCCCGTTGACGTTGCCAGAGCCGGTGTACTCCTCCAGGTTGTGCTGTGCCTTGATGTACCGTTCCAGCAGCGCCAGCGCTTCCTCGTCGCCTCCGGCGGCCTTCGTGATGGCGTTCTCGCTGCCGCGGATGTTTTCATTCGTGTTGCGCTCATATCCGGCCCAGATCATACCGCCGGCGATGGCGAGAGACCCGCCCACACCCATGGCTGCCTGCATGATCTCTTTGGCACCCGCAGCGGTCAGCGCTGCCTTCAGGCCCGCGCCAGTCACAGCACCGCCGCCAGCCGCAGCTCCGCTTCCGGCAGCGCCAGCACCACCAGCAGCGGCGCCCAGCCCATTGAATGCCGAGATGACCTTCAGCTGCGCCACCATGCCAGCGATCTGGAGGGCCACCGTGCCCAGCTTCACCATCAGGCCCGCGCCGAAGATGCCCAGCAGGGCTTTGCCCACCGCATCAGCGTTGTCGATGATCCACTGGAGCGTCTCCTCGATGCCCAGCAGCAGCTTGCCGATGCCGGCGATCACCGGGTCGTCGTCGTCCGCCCAGTCGGTGCCGATCTCTTTCAGGATCTCAAGCCCTTCCTGTATGGCGGCCTTTACCTTCTCGAAAAACTCCGTGATGTTCTGCTTAAGATTCTCCAGTGCCGCTTCCCGGTCCTCGTCAGTGTCGGCCTTCATGAAGGCGTTCAGGGCATCCAAGCTACCGGACACATTTATCAGCAGGTCGGCTGTGATGGTGCCCAGACCGCCGGCCACGCTCTGCTGGATGGTCGCCCACTTCTCCTCGATCTCCTGCATCTGTGTCCAGATGTCGTTCATCGTGGACAGCGTCTCCTCGTCCGTGCCGAAGCCGCCGTTCTCCGCGTCGAAGGTCGCCAGATTCTTCTGGACGGTCTCCCAGTCGTTGATCAGGTCGATGACCTTTGTGGCCTTCTTCTCGCCGAAGATGGTCTCCCACATCTCATCCGTGTCCTGCCCCGCACCGCGCAGCTCAGCCAGGCGGTCCAGCACGGCGATGGCATAATCCCAGTCCGAGTTATAGTTGACCTTGGACACGCCCAGCAGCTCCGTGATCTCCTTGCCCTTGCCGCCCAGGTTGATCCGGGACACCGCGGCTTCAAGATCGTTAAAGCTGTTCGCGCTGGCGCCGACAGCGTGCGCCCACTGCTGGATCGTCGAGGCGTCAGTGTTCCAGTACCCCGCGATGTCGGTCCACTGGTTCGCCTTTTCGGCGGTCTGGCCGATGAAGTCCCACAGCTGCTCGACGGTCTGCCGCACCGTGTCCACAAGCCCGGTGAAGATGCCCTGCAGCGTGCTGCTCACGCTGTCGCCGATGGTGGCAATGCTCTGCACCGCGTCGGCGAAGGACTTGGAGGCGGTCACACCCTCTGCGGTGGCGCTGCTGGCCCCGCGCATGCCGTTCTCCAGCGTGCCAAGTTCGTTGCCCATGTTGGCCAGCGTGGTGCGCGCGGCGTTCAGCTTCTGCTCCCACTTCTGGACGACGTCCTCATTGTCGCCGTAGTCCTTCTTAGCTTCTTCCAGGGCCTTGCGGAGGGTCTCGACGACCTTCTCCTGCTCCCGGATTTGCTTCTGCAAGCTCTTGGAGCGTGCCTCGTTCTTTTGTTGGGCCGTGGCGTTCACGCCCATCTCGGCGGTCTCCGCCTTCAACTCAGAGCGGAGGGTTTTCAGGTTGCGCTGCGCGTCCCTCAGTGCGGCGTTATACTCTTTCTCGCCGTCCAGCTGTATCCTCTGCTTGATCTCGCCCGCCATGCCCGTCACCTCCCCGTCACATCAGGCCCGTCCGCCGGGCGATCTTCGCGCCCATCAGTCTGGCGTCGTACTCAGCCCGGAGTTTGTATAGGTCCAGTATCCAGCCCGGCAGCATGTGCCGCGCCTCCGAAAAACTCACTCCGGCGATCAGCGCGCAGCTGTAATACTCACGCGCGCGCATCGACCGCCGGTTCATCCGTTTTTTTCGTCAATCTCATCCAGGTATCCGTCGTGGACGTCGTCGTCGGCCTCGCCGCCGTTCGTCGTCTCCACGTGCATACCCTCACGCATGGCGGCCTTGATCGCATCCGCCACCGCCCTGAACGTGCTCATGGGCGCGTGCTTCAGCACCGCCTCGGTCACGTCCATGTCCTTGCCCTCGAAGTCGCGCTGGCAGTTCGCCATAATCACGAACACCCTGCGCACCGGGCCGACCTTGCCTTCGCCGATGGCTTCAAGCATGCCCTTCAGGGAGCCGTATTCGGTCTCCACCTGCTCCAGCGCGTCCAAATCAAAGCGCAGCGTGTACTCCCGGCCGTTCACCTTCACTTTTGCCATGGTTCCGTCCTCCTGTGGTAGGGCGGGGTTGCCCCCGCCCCGGGTCGTCAGGTCGTGATGCCCGCCAGGCCGTTCAGCCAGGTGCGGATCGCCGCCTCAGTGCTCGCGCTCTTGGTGATGTAGTACACGATCTTGCCGCCGGTCGTCAGCTGCACGCCCATGCCCTCGCCCGTGAGGTTGGAGCTCTGGTACTGCGTGTTCTCGCCCTTGGTCGAAGCATTGTCGTCGTTGAGGCCGAACTGCACCTTGTAGTGCCAGTAACCCACGTAGCTGATAACGCCGCCCACGACCTCCTTGGTGATGTAGCCGAAGCCGGTGTAGGGCGCCGGGTCTTCCAGCACGGACAGCTCGCTCGTGTCGGTGCCGGCCTCATAGCCCAGCAGGCCGGTCTTCAGAGACGCGGGCAGCTGCGCCAGTTCCAGCGCGATGGTGGTGCTCGTCATGCCATTGTCGCGCTCGACCAGGTGATCGTCCGCGAACTGCTTCACGTCCTGCCGGTTCAACGTGACGTTCGCCGCGATCATCAGATCGGGGAGCGTCGCGCCGCCGGTGTAGGTCACGGCGCTGCCTGCGCCGCCGCCGCTGACCTGTGCATAGGTCAGCCCTTTCAGGCCAATTCTCGCCATTGATTAGTCCCTCCATGTCATTTGTTGATCTGCGCCAGTATGCGGTCGCTCTCGGCCTGCATGGCTTCCTGTACGGCCTTCTTGGTCTGCGCCAGTTTGCCGGTGATGAATTTGTCGCCGGTCTTCGGTGTGCGCTTGCCTCCGCGGCCGTAATTGATCACGAACGCCTTCAGGGCGTTCGGCGTGCCCTTGCGGTCGTTGTCCTGCGGATAGACGTCCATGTAGCCGCCGCCGACGTCCTCGTGGTAGATGCCGGGCTTGACGTTGTCCCTCATGCTGCCCGTTCGCACGTGTCCGGCGGTCTCAATGTTGTTGCGCATCTCCTCGGCGGCTTTTGCGGCCCCCGCTTCCACCACCTGGCGGATCATGTTGCGGTCCAGCAGCCTGCTCAGCTGCATCTCGACCGACTCGAAGCCGGTCATGTTGATCTTAGCCATCGTCCTCACCCTCGTCGGGCACGGTCAGCGGGCCGTACATCGTAGCGGTCCACTGCCACATGACGGCGTCGCTGCCGTAGTCGTAGTCCCGCTGGTTCAGGCGATAGTACAGGTCGAAGGCTTCCAGCACGTTCTGAACGCGCTCGCACCACTCGTCCGTGTCATCCTTCACGTAGATGGTGACGCGCAGGCCGTAGGCCTGCTCCTGCAGCACGTCGTCTGCCCATACCGCACTGTTCTCGCCGGTCAGTTCCAACACGCCGTAGGTGTCCGGCGCGTCGTTGATCCATGCGTCGCGGACGAACTCGATGCCGTCCAGAGCGTTCAGCGCGTCCAGCAGAGCGTCAAGTCTGTTCATCTCGCGTCCACCTGCCTCACTGTCAGCTCGATGCCGCCGTCGTCGGTCTCGTAGGTCCGCAGGATCTCGTAGCGCATGCCCTCGAAGATGCACTGGTGCTCGTTTTCGTAGTCCTCCGCGAGCGACAGCTTCAGGATGACTTGGGGCTTGATCCCGATGGCCATTGCACTGTAGAACTCGGACCGGGTGACGCTTCTGACTTCGCAGAGCAGCCGGATCAGCGTTTCGGTGGCGCTGTCATGAACGCCGCGGGCAGATGTCGATTCCTTGATGAGATCGACTTCGCTCCATCTGCTCATGCTTCTGCGCCCCCGTTCCAGTTGGTATAGCCGGTGCAGGTTGCGAGCTGCGCCTTCTGCTCGTCGTAGGAGCGTTTCAGCCGGTCATAGTCGTCCGGCTTGCCGAAGTGCAACTTGCAGTAGGTGATCACGGCCAGCTGTACCAGTTCGTCCGAATCGCCCGGCGTGGCCACACCGGCCACACCCAGATCCTTCAGGGCCGCGAAGATCAGCAGCTCGAGTTCGGAGTCGTAGGCCGTGGTTCTGATCCGCAGCGCCTTGCGTACAGTCTCAAGCATCGCTGTCACCTCCCGCAAAGTCATTCTCGTCGAAGGTCTTGTAGCCGACATGGCCGACCTTCAGCCGACTGTCGCACCACAGTTTGATACCGACGTGTCGCGCCCTCATGCAAAAGCTCATGTCCTCGCCGAAGCCGGCGGCAGGCATGAACGGCAGCCGGCCCAGCTGATCACAGATCTTCCGGGCGGCATCCACCGTCATCATCACGCAACCGAAGCCGAAGGCCGCGCACTCGAAGAGCGCGTCCCTCGGATAGTCGGTGTAGCACTCAGCCGTCGGGATCTTCGCGCCGTCCGATTCTTTCAGGCAGCACTCCTTGAACACGACCGGGGAATATGGCTTCCGGCGCTTGAAGTAGAGGCCGCTGACGATCTCGTGGCCGGCGTCCAAGTCCTCGTGGAGCAGGTCCATCGCAAAAGCAGGCACGTCCATATCGGAGTCCAGCCAGAGGATGCGGTCGAAGCCGTATCCGATGGCTTTCTCGAGGAGCTGGTTCCGGGAGTCATAGACCAGCGAACTGCTGGACATGATCACCCGGTCCTCGTCTCCCTTATGCAGGAACAGGAGCGAGCGCACGAAGGGAACCGGCATCATGTCCATGCAGGGGATAGCGATCATCGTCTTCATGCGCTCACCCCCATCTCATCAGGTCTGAGCGAACCGCACGAACGCGCTGGTGTCCAGCAGCTCGCCGTCAGCCAGGCAGGCGCCGCGGAACTGAATGTTCGTGGTGGTCGCGGTCTCGAAAGGCTTCACCTCAAGGGCCTTGAAGATGTTCACCTTGTAGGCCTTGGGATCGCCGTAGAAGATGGTCTCCTTGCTGGAGACGAGCGCCTCGCTCATGAGGACCACATCGTGGCCGAACAGCCGGAAGTTGAAGCCGTCGTTGATAATGTAGTCGTTCAGCTGGGTGATGCTCATGACGTTCTCATAGAACATCGCCGGGGTCATGATCCAGATCGCGCCAGCCTGGTAGTTGCTGCCCAGGGCGCCCATGATCTTCAGCAGGGAAGCCTTGGTCACGGTGGCCGGGATGGCAGTGCTGTCGGCGGTCACGCTGGCGGTCAGGCCCTTCAGGGAGTTGGTGCCGGTGCCGACCACGATGTCGGAGTTGATCTTCGCGCGGATCTGGCCGACCAGGTTGTCGACGATCCAGTCGTGCACGGCGCCGATCGCCATGTGCTCGATGTCAGCGCCCACGGTCAGCATCTTCACGTACTCATTGGGCACCAGGTCGACGTAGCCGATCACGTCGCTGGACTCGGTGATGGTGGTGCCGATCGCCTGAGAGGTCGCGGCGTTGTTGGTCGTGGCCTTGGGGAAGCGGACGTAGGTCGGGAACTGGGTCACGTCGACCTTGCCCAGCAGCTCGGCGGGCTTTACCAGCCGATCCCAAACGGCGTTGATCGTCATGGTGGGGATCACGGCGCCGGCGGAAGTCAGGGCCGCGCGCTCCTCAGTGGTCATCTCGCGGCCGATCTTGGACTTGGTCCAGGCGTCGCGATACTCGACAGAATCAATGGAGAACATGCTCTTCACCTCGTTATTCTCTTCAAGGGTCTTGGTGACCGTGCCGTTGCCGGCGGCCACGTCATTGCGGATAGCAGCGCGCTGCTCTTCCTTGGTCTTGCGCTCCTCGAGCTCGTCCTTGATGGCCCGCGCTTCGGCCTCAAGGCTGTCCAGGTCGGCGTCAGGGGCATCCAGCTCCGCCGCGATGGCGGTCCTGCGCTCCATCAGCTCCTCGACGCTCATGTCCTTGATGTTTTCCATCAAAGCACCTCCGTCAGTATTCGTATTTTCTGCTTGCGCTTCTCGATCTCTGCCCGTCGTGCCCTCTCGCTCTCCAGCGAGACCTTGGCGCTGTCCAGCGCGTCAGCCAGCCCGCGGGTCTGGATGGAAGTCTGGCTATAGGCCGGGAAAGTGACGGCGGACACCTCGAGAATCCGGCTGATGGACCGGATATGCCTCGTCGGGTGGTCCGAGTCGATGTCATCCCAGCTATCCTTATCGACGGTGAACATGAACGACATTCCGGAAATGTCGCCCCGGCCCACTGCCGAGTAAAGGCTCTTTGCGTCGGCGTTGTTCTCGGTGTCGAGATCAGCGCGCATGCCCATGCCGTCCTCATCGGGCATGAGCTGCATAGTGCTGTTTTCGTTGTTGTTCCGGCTCCTGGCAAGCGGGATCATGTCGGTGTTGTGGTTCACCAGCATCCGCACGTCCTTCAGGTCGGTGACGTCCAGGGCGCCGGCGTCAATGATCTCGTCATACCAGCCGAGGTCCGTCCGTTGGTTGAACACGATGGGCCGGCCGGTCAGGAAGTGGCCGTGCTGCTCATTCTGGTCTGCCAGGACCTCGAAATTAAACGTCCTGATTTCCGTCTTCATTGCTCTCGTCTCCCACGTTGTAGTATTCGCCGCGGACCGGCAGCTGGTTGCCGATCTCGTCAGGCAGTGGCGGCAGGTTCCAGATCTCCCGAATCTCGTTCCGGGTCATCAGGCCGCGGTCCGCCATCTGGGCGCTGACGTTCAGTTTGTCCGCGCTGGTCATGTACTGGATGCGGTTCGTCGTGGTGACCACCTTGTTACCCTGGCTCTGTTCTCGGAAGGTGAACAGCATCTTGGTCAGCACTTCGCTCAGCTGGATGGCGAAGGGCTCGATCGCGCCCTCGTAGAACGCCGCCCAGGCATCGCCGTAGGCCTTATTGGTCAGGATGTCGTCGTTCACGCCGAAGTAGCTGTAGACGTTGTCCCGGATGACCTTCATCTGGTCAGCGTCCACCATCCAGGGCTTCACGTCCACCTGTTTGATGTTCGTATAGGTGTTCGGGAAGAGCAGCAGCCCGCCGCCCTCGGCATCCCGGCTGAAGTTCTCCTCGGTGAAGCGCTGGCGCTCCTTCTTCAGGTCCTCGGCCTTGGCGAAGTTCGACAGCTGCGCCATGAAACGGTAGGTCGCCGCGCTCTTCACGCCCTCCTCGATGCCCTGGTTCTGAATGTGGATCAGGTCCATCGTGGGCAGCAGCGCACGGTTGCTCTCGCCGAACAGGTCGTCTTTGTACTGGAATCGGGTCATGATCCCACACAGCTCCAGCTCCACAGCCGCCCGCTCGCCCCATGCGAACTCGTAGCGGATGTAGGGCTTGCCGCCGTACTGGATCAGCTCGCAGCGGTTCGGCAGCGGCGCGTATAGCCCGCTGATCTCGCCGTACTCGTCCCACACCGGCATGATGAAGGCCGTGTTGTGCACGTCCAGCAGCGTGCTCAGCCGGTAGAGGAACTGGCTCCAGGACTGGTAGGCGTTCGGCCCGTGCTTCAGCTTGTTACGCAAGCCGGGCTTCGCAGAGCCCTGGACGTCGACCTGCAGCTTCGACATGTGGGTCGCGCGCTTGTCGATCGCGCTGCGCACCAGCTCCGACTCGTAGACGCTGCCACCGAACGAGGTGAATTGGGGTGCATACCCATTCAGCAGTTTGAACACGCCCTGATAATCGCCCCTCGGCTTCGGGCGGTTGCCGAAGAGTTTGTCAAAAAGTCCCATTCATATCACCTCAGTTTTTCAGCTGCTCCCCGATCTCAGCGTAGTATTTTTGCCGGACCGTCATCGCGTCCAGCAGCGCCGCCGCGCCGTCGATGTGCACCGACGGCGTCAGCTTGACCAGCTTGCCGCGCCCGCGCTCCACACTCATCTTGATGGCGCTGTTCAGCAGGTGGATCTTCAGCAAGTCGTTGTCGCCGATATTGATCTTCCCATCTTCCAGCAGGCCCTGCGTCTCCTGGATCACGCCGTAGAGGTTCTCGCCCTGGAAGACGTCGTCCACGTGGAAGCCGTAGGTCTTCATGTCCTGGATCAGGTATTGCGCGCTGTAGCGGTCGTAGCCCGTCTGCAGCGGATAGATCTGGTATTGCTCCACCAGCATCCGGAACCACTCGAAGCAGTCGTGATAGTCGATCAGATTGTCCCCGCTCAACTTCAACAGCCCGCGCTGGACGTAGATGTTGTAGGGCACACCGTCCCGCTGCGTGGCCTCCTCGATCTTCTCGGCCGGCAGGAAGAACTGTGCGAACACGTTCAGCACGCCGTCGCGCTCGATCACAGCCACGCAGGCCGTCAAGTCGCGTGTCTGTGACAGGTCGATGCCGCCCACGCAGTAGGTGTTCCGGAAGTCATCCATGCTCAGGTGCGCGCCGCTGGCCTTCTCCACCGTCTGCGCCGGCAGCCATGCCAGACTGCTGTTCTGCTTGATGCAGCAGTATTTGACGATGAACTCGGCCTTCTTGGAGAGCGAGCCCTCCGCGATGGCGATCTCCTCCAACATGAAGTCGACGGAGACGCTCACGCCCAGGTTGGGGATGCTCTTGCGCAGCTCGTTGATGTCGTTCCATGCGTCCAGGTCGTCGATCATGTACATGACCGGCAGTAGGCGCTTCTCCTTGGAGCCACCCTGCAGAAATCGCGTGGCGCGCTTCACCAGCTCGTCGTAGATCGAGTCGTTGATGTAGCCGGACGTCGTGCAGCTGAGCAGCAGGCCCTCGGGGCGCGCGCCCATGCCGGACTTCATGACCTCGTACTGCTTCAGGCCCTTGTCGCCTTCCCATGCGGCCACCTCGTCACAAACACAAAGCGACGGGTTAAATCCGTCGCTCTTCTTCGCGCTGAACGCGATCTTCTTGCATGTGGCGTTGATCCCGGGGATGTAGAGATCCGACTGCCGGTGCCTGGCCAGCAGGCTGTCGTCGTTGATTCGCTTGTTGTGCTCGTCCTTTTCGTTGCAGATCTCTTTGGCCTGCTGCCACTCGGGGTCGAGGGTGATCATCTGCCACACGTTGTTGTAGATGATGTCCGCCTGGTCCAGCTTCGGCGCCAGGCAGTAAACCTTCGAGCCGTAGCCACCGTCCACCCGGAAGATGTAATCGGCGATTGCCGCGGCCAGCAGGCTCTTGCCGTTCTTCCTGGCAACCACCAGCAGCACTTCGCGGAACTGCCGGTTCCCGTTGTCGTCGACGATCCCGAAGATCGCGCTGATCAGCGCCTTCTGCCACAGCTCCAGCCGCAGCGGGCCCGGGGCCAGCGGGCCTTCGGTGTGGAAGCAGTGCGCCTCGATCCACTCGATTGCCGCGTTCGCCTTCTTCTGGTCAAAAGAAAAGGCCTTCTCCTCAAGGCCTGTCACCAGATACTCATATACCAGCCGCACCCAGCGGCCCACCACGATGGACCCATCCTTGATGCCCTGGTAGTAGGCGTAGATGTAATTGACTCGTTTCATCTCGCCCTCCCCCGGCTCATCTCGTCCCATCTCGCGCCGTCTCTCTCGTACTCAGCTCTTCCTGAG